GTGCCCGAAGTGCAACCGCAGCTACCGCACCCGGCATGTCTATCGTGCCGAGCAGGTCCACCGCCGCTGCCTGAGTGATCCCCGTCGGCAAATCCCCAATCCCCAATCCCCAATCCCGAATCCCCAATCCCCAATCCCCAATCCCCAATCCTCTCCGCCTCACCGCTCGCCGCTTCGCGAGCTGTTGCGGGCGGTCAACGCCCGGATCGAGGAGCTGGGCAGTTGCGGGATCGGCACCCGATCGATCCGCGAGGTGGTTCGGCTGCTGAAGGGATGCCGCGGTTGCCAGCACTGGACCGGTGCGAGCTGTCAGCGAATAGGCGGCTGCCGAGGTCGGGCACACTTCATTGCCCGTCTGGCGGGTCCGGCCTGGCGGTGTGATCGATGGCAGTGAGCTTGTCGAGCGGAAGTGTCATCTTCTCCGTCGGCGAGTGACACAACCGCTTTACTCTTGCCAACGCCGTCAGATCGACGCCTCCGTCCTGAAGCATTTGGCGAAACACATCCTTCGGCTGCCCGATGTATTGGCCGATGCTACGTCCGCAGGCAACGAACCCCTCCGGATGATCGAGTGAGAGCCTGGCGATGTCCATGCTCTCGTCGCTATAGATGACGATTACGTTGCATGGGCAGGGGCAGAAGCCCGTCTCCACAGAATGGCCGCAGAGAACGGCAAAGCCATCGTGCATGGTAAACGCCAGCCTCATCGTGGGATCGACCGGATCGCAGGAAAGGACCAGAAACGAGCGTACGGTCGGTTTTGCGGTTAGGTCCAGATCTCCCATGTTACCTCCTTCAGGACTTCGATGCCTTCAGGGATCGGATAATCCCAATGAGCCAGATCGGCCTCCACGCCGTGGGCTTCATATTTCTTGACCAGCCACAGCCCAAGCGTGATTTGTTTCCAGGCCGCTTCGAGATCGCCGCGAGGCTCACCGCCGGGCCCCTCGCCGGCCGCGTTGAAAAGCTGATCGGATGGATACAAATGCGAACGGTGCATCACGTAGACGCCGAAGATCGGCGTCAGCGAACCGACGCCCGGGCCGTTACCTATCAGAGCAATCAGATAACCGTGATCGACGGCCATGTGATCTCGAATCCAGTCCTCCATGGGCTCCAGGTTCACCCAGTCGCCGTAATCGCAAGCGTATAGAGGGAGGACGACCACCGGCCCCTCGGACACGAACAGCGGCGCGTCGGCAGAGAACTTGCCGCCCGGCGCGCCAATCTGGGCGATCGTCAGGTGGGCCTCGGCACCCATGCGTCTATTCCTCCATGGGAGGAAATGGGTTCGGCGGTTTCCAGCCGATCGGTTTTGCGCCTCGCCAGACGAGCATACTGCGGCAATGCTGGCAGAGCTCAACGCCGGTCGGGCCCACGCGACCACCACACCGTGGGCACTCGGGCCGGACATCGACGGCCAAGGCGGCCAGGATGCCCAATGGTCCGCCGATAAAGCCCAACAGCATCCCGGGGATGCCACTCCGCCGCGGCAGTCCGGCGACCCACCCCATGAAGCCGCTCATCAGCCAAGCGTAGAGGAAGATTGCGGTCCAATCGTCCCACCCCATGAAGCCGCTCACCAGCCAAGCGTAGAGGAAGATTGCGGTCCAATCGTCTGCCGTCATGGTAACCCCCTTTGCTTCGAGCAGGCGCAATTCTCGGGCCCGCAACGGGCCGTTTGGAATCAAGTCTAGGCCCGGGCTCGAGAGTCTGCAATCGCCGGTTGTGAGCATAGTAGCAATGTTTCCCCCCCACCGTCGGGCCACCTATCGGCGACTTGCAAATCCGCGACCGTCGGTTCGATCCCGACCGGCGCCTCTTGTGGGGGGTATGATAGAGGTGCGGATAGATAGTCCGCTACTAAGACCAAACAGGGGAGCGGTGGCGAGGTTCGGCACGTCGCGAGGCGTGCTGGCTTCCCTTTGGTGGTTCTCAGTCGCCAAGGGGGAGTTTTCTCAGTTGTCGACCTCGCCCCGCTCCCTAATCAGCAAAAACTGAAATCGCCGTCAGGTTCCGGCGGCCGTGAGGCCGTCGGGGGTAACTGCAAAGTGGTCCGGTCCAGTCATCGGGCCCGCTGTTTCGTCGCCCGTTCACCCTGACGGCGATTTCATTCTACACCGCAAGGGGGAGCAAATCCAAGATGTAGTGGTGCTAGCTTCCTGAAACCCCCACATTTTGATCGGGGGGTTTGCTTGACAGGGTTTCGCGAAAGGCGAAAATCACGCGTGAACATTGACGAAGCAGCTTCTGCCGACTGGAGTCATTCTTGCCCGTAGGCCCTGCGAACCCAATCAACGCGACGGTCCAGGGATTCTTGCCGGCTTAAGGGTGGCCGCGGCCGTGCGGAAGCGCGGTCGGGCCCAGGAAGCTGGCCTCGTCCGGCCTAACCCTAAGCCAGCCAGCAGCACACGGCCGCAGGCCGCAGGTCCTTGCGCGCCTGCCGGCCGGTGCTAGCAGTGCGCCTCGGCAATGATGAGGGATGAATGATGAATGATGAACGCACGATCGAAGTTCAGGAGTGGCAGGGACCGGACGGCGGGCGGTGGTACCTGATCGAGCGGACCGATGACCCGTTGCTGGCCGCCGGACAGGTGCTCACCCGCCAACAGGTCGACCGGTTGAGTCGCGAGCCGAATTGCGACGTCCGGGTTACGACCCTGGAAGTAAGTGAGAACTGACAACTGACTACCGGTAACCATGCTCAAGTTCCGATCGAAACCGCAGATCAAGGACAACGGCTGTGCGATTCGGCACCGCTACATCTCTCGATCCGGCCGCCTGGCGCTGACCCATGTCCGCAGCACGCTGAGGAGTATCGGCGGTGCTGCCGGCAACTACTGGCTTGCCGAACGGGTCGAGGCCACGCCGACTGGGGAGTGCTGGGAAATCATCAGCCGACATCGCAGTCGAAGGGCGGCCGAAGCGGGCTGCGAGAAGTGGCTCGGGCAAACACTGAGGAGGAGCAATGACCGCTGAGCAGGCCAAGGCTTTGATCGAAATGCTGGACATTCCGGACGAAGCGAAATCCCAAATCCTAAATCCGAAATGATGCCTGAGTGTGGGGAGGTAAATTGCAGTGGCGACGAAGATTGAATGGGCCGCGGAGAGCTGGAATCCGGTGACCGGCTGCACGCCGATCAGCGAGGGATGTGCCAATTGTTACGCGCGGCGGATGGCTCATCGATTGGCGGGGCGCTTCGGTTACCCAAGCAAGTCGCCTTTTTCGGTGACCACGCATCCAGAGAGGCTCGATGTCCCGCTGCACTGGCGCAAGCCCCGGCGGATCTTCGTCTGCTCGATGGGCGATCTATTTCACCCACAGGTCCCCGATTCATTCCGCGCCGCAGTGTTTGAAAGAATGCACGACAACGAACGACACACATTCATGGTGCTCACGAAACGTGAGATGGAGATGGTATGTTGGATCGAGCGGACCCAGCCGCTGGGATGCGCCGAGAATGTATGGTTGGGCGTGTCAGTGGAAAACGAGAAGCAGGCTCAGTTGCGCCTCCCTGACCTGCTTAGTATCCCGGCGAGCATTCGGTTCGTGAGTTGCGAGCCACTCCTCGGCCCGATTGATCTGGCGCGCTGGATCTACGGAATAGGCTGGCTGATCATTGGCTGTGAGAGCGGTCCGAAGCGCCGGCGCTGCAAGCTCAATTGGGTGCGGGCGTTAGTATCTTGGGCCCGCGCCGCTCGCGTTCCGGTATTCGTCAAGCAACTGGCGATCGACGGCCGAGTCGAACACGACCCGCAGAAATGGCCCGCCGATCTGCGGCTAAGAGAGTTCCCAACTCCCAAATCCTAAATCCGAAATGATCGTTATCATCCGCCCCCCATTCGTCGATTCTCTCGTCCGCTGTGATCGGGTTGCGGGGTCGGCGTGCCGAAAAAAGGCTACGCTCGGTTGTGGGGGCGCGACGAGCTTTACCAGCGGGCTCGGCACGGTGGCCCGCGACCAGTTGACGGAGGCCCGCGCAGCATGGGAGGTCTCTTATGTCTACCGACGACAACCGAGACCGGTGGCGCGGATTGCGCCTCTCGGTCTATTGGCAGGAGGTCCACCGGCCGCGGTATCAGGGCGACTGCTCGGTGCGGACGATCCGGGAGTACCGCGCCACGCTGCGTTATTGGAGAGAAGTGACCCGGAACCCGTTGCTGGCGGAGATCACCGACGAGGATCTCTATCGGTTCCGCGAGGTGCTACGGGGCGCGCTGTCCCCGGCCACGGTAAACAAGCATCTGCGGCACGTGGCGGCGGTGCTCAACCGGGCCGGGCCGCGGTGGCCCGGATCGAAGCGGAGCACGCTGCGAATCCTGGACGACGTGCCGGGCTGCGAATCGCTGCGGACCGAGCGGCATCTGCCGCGGGACGTGGACGACGCCACCCTGGCGGCGATCGTGGCGGCCTGCCGATTCGCCGTGTATCCGCGGATCGCCGGCGTGCAGCCGCGCCGGTGGTGGGAGGCGCTGTTGCTGGCGGCCTTGACCACCGGCTATCGGCACGCCGGATTGTTGAGCCTCCGCTGGGACGGCATCGATTGGCAGCGGGCGACCGTCCGGCTGGAGGCCTGCGGCGACAAGTGCCGGCGGGAACGGATCAAGCCGCTGCGTGCCGAGCTGCTGATACGCTTGCAGGCGATCCAAAACGGCTCGCCGCTGATCTTCGCCTGGCCACATTCATCGGTCACCTGGTATCGGCAGTGGCACGCCATCCAAGAGGCGGCGGGACTGCCTCGCTCTGCACACATCACCTTTCACGATCTCAAGCGGGCCTGCCTGACCCGCGTGGCCAGGGTCGGCGGATCGGCCTGGGCGGTGCAGTTGATGGGCGACCACAGCTCGATCCGGACGTCCGAGGCCTATGTCAACGCCACCAGCGAGGCCCGGGCAATGGTCGAGCGGTTGCCCTTGCCGCCGGGCTTTGCCGACTGACAGAAATACTTTTCAGCGCCAGGGCGGGCAGTGGTCGGCGCATCCTAGCGAAAAGTTTGCGGCCTTGCCGTAGCCTATACTGCCCGCCCGCTTTTGTCCGGTTGAGTCTGTGTCTGTTAGTTATACCTTTTTTGTATCAGGAAAGGGATGAAACATGCCACGCCAAAACGCCAAGAGGCGAAAGACGATTAACGAAACGGATCTCCTGTGGGACCTGCAATTATATCTCGAAGCAAGAAGGGAAGAACGGGACCCTGTCTTTTTGAGTAAGCAGATAGATCTCCCATTTGCGCCTTTTCCAGAATTACAGATTAGGATTGATGGCGACGATTTTAAGATCCATTCAGTGCTATGGGACCATGATGGCAAGCGATTCCTCGTCTTCCTTGACGAGCCGTTTCGCGGGAGTGCTCTCTGCTTCAGCGCACGAGTAGCATTATTCCGCAAAGAAGGTTGGAAGGAACCAACTGAATGAACTGGCGATCGACTAGACTAGGTATCGTCGTCCGTCGGGTCCATGGATTGGGGTGGTCGCGAGAGTTGGAGCGTGCGGTTTTCAACTCTCGATCGTCCATCGTCCCGGCGGCGGCGGTTTGGCCTCGACCGGTCGGCGGCAGGAGACGCCGGCCGGCGTTTCTCGTTTTTCTCGGCAGCACGGACGTATTGCCCGGAGGCTGTCGGATGTTGGTGTTGTCGCGCTGTCGCGACCAGGCAATTGTGATTGACACGGATATCGAGGTGCGCGTGTTGGAGATCCGCCGAGGCTCGGTGCAGTTGGGGATCAAGGCACCCGGCCGGCCGATCGATCGCGAGGAGATCCACCAGGATAAGCTCCGCAACGGTCGGCGCAACGGCCGCCAGCCAACGGCCCGGCTGAGCATCCCCTGACGCGAACCACAGGACGCATGAGCGACGGAGCAATGAGTGACGGAGCCTCAACCCCGAACTCCACGCGGTTGGAGCCTGCGAGGGAGAGCGGGGACTTTCTGCGCGCGATCGACTTGGGTTGTGGGGCCGGCGGATGGGCCGTGGCCGCGCGGGGGCTGCCGATCCGGTTCAGGGCGGTGATCGATTGGGCAGCCGACTGCCTGGAGACGTGGAAACTGAACCACGCCGCCGATCATCCGGATTGCGAGCTGCTGAAGCTCGATCTGTGCGAGCCATCTTCGGTGGAGACGGTCGTCGCGCGGGGCCCCGCGGATTTGATTTTGGGGGGGATACCGTGTGAACCCATAAGCCACCTGCGGACCAGCGGCGGCCCGAGCGCGTTACCGGGGGACGAAGAGATGGACCGCTGGTATCGACTGTTGGACCACTGCCTCGGGATTACCAGGCGGCTGGCCCCGCGCTGGTGGTCGATCGAGGACATCGTATCCATCCAGCGTCACATTCACCCGCTGATAGCCGGTTTCCCTGTGCCGATGCGCCGGATTGACGCTAGTGCTTTCGGTCCGCAGAAACGCATCCGGGCCTTCTTGGGCGAGTTTCCCGATCCGAAGCCGGAGCCCGGGCCGCGCTGCTTGGCCGACTGCCTGCTGCCCGGGCCTCACCTGACGATCGCCGATCAGGAGCGTTACGAGCGGCGATACATGCGGAATGGTCAATTGAGCATTGGAAATGACCGAGTGCGTATTTGTTCGCCGGACCACCCGTGTCCGACGGTCGTCGGGGGTTTGTCGCGCGGTTCCAGGCAGCGACGGAGTTGGATGCTGGAATTGCAGAACGGCCAACTCCGGATTCTCGATTGGCGGGAGCTGGCCTTGGTACAGGGGTTTCCGCCGGACTACGTGTTTGCTGCCGGCCACATGCGCACCGAGAAGATGATCGGCCAGGCGATAGCCATTCAGGTGGGCCGAGCGATCCTCAAGGCGATTTGCCAACAGAGGAGGCGGCGCCTGAATGGATGTGGGTGCTGGTCGAGCGGCTCCGCGCTGAATTCGCAGATGAGGCCGAGAAGTATCCATGCGTCTTTCTGACCGATGACTGCCGTTGTGCGGTGCAGGAGATCTACAAACCAGAGGTATGCCGGGAGTTCCTGTGTGCTCCATCCTAGCCAATACCGCAGCGGGCCGGGCCGACGGCACTCTCTGCTCTCCTGGTGGCCGGTACCAGCCGTGGCCCGCTGCGGGTTTCAAGGCAGAATGCAGAATGGAGATCGCAGAAGGCAGAAGGACCAATACAGGTGATCGCTGTTTCCCAGGACGATTTTGATCGGTGCCCAAGCTGGGCTAAGGTAAAGGGACAAGAAACATCCGATTGCCGAATCATTTGTCCATGGGGCTGCGTGGAGGGTCCTGTCTATCAGGAGGAGGAGTGAGTCATGAATGGGAAAGACGATAATCGGCGAGCCGAACATTTCTTGACTGAAGTGCGGAACGAATTCCGCAGGGCTTCGGAGTTGCATAATCCCATACGGACCGCCCACGAGGCGGCTGCGGTGATACGCGAAGAATTTGAAGAATTTTGGGAGTTGGTCAAGCAAAAGCATCACAACAAGCGCCGCATGTGCGAGGAGCTCGTGCAAGTGGCGGCGATGTGTACAAGGGCCGTCGTGAATCTGGATTTGTAACATCACTGCCAGATTTGCGACGGTGTCACACCCGCGTACTCTCTCCATGGGAAAGGAGGTGCACGCCGAGCATTGTGCCATCTTGGCACGTCGGACATCGATCATCCTTGCGAAAGCGTTGCGCGGGGTAGAGCAGTTGGAAGCTCGCCGGGCTCATGCCCCGGAGGTCGCCGGTTCAACTCCGGCCCCCGCCACTTGGGAAGGATGAAGGGGGAAGGATGAAGGATGAGGGATGAATCGAGAAGGCTGATACGAGGCCCCGCATCGCCAATGGCAAGGAAAACTGACAACTGAGTACTGAGTACTGGAATGTCTCATCCGAAGAAAGCCAGGCTATATTGCCGGCCGGCGGTGGTCGAGCGTGGCAAGCCGCCGCGGCGGCGGGTGGCGCGCCAGCGGAGAGTGCCGTTGGAGCCGCGGGTCTGCCGGGGCTGCCGATACCAGTTTCACTCGGCGCGACTGTTGGCCGGTCACCTGGAGAGCCGCCGCTATTGCCTGGAGGCGCATTGCGAGGATCCGGAGGAGCTGATCCTGATGCCGGGCGACGGGCGGCGGCTGGCGGTTCGCTCGACGCTGCACGTAGATCAGGATCGACCGAGCGGGTTTGCCGTATTCGGGCTGAGTCCCAGCGGCCAGCGGTGCGCGTTCGCCTGCGATCAGCACAAGCTGCCGATGGTCCGGTGGCTGAGAGGGATACTGAGTACTGAGTACTGAGTACGGAGTACTGATAATGTCGGACGGAGCCGACCTTGCGATCCCGGAGCTTAGCGCCGAGGAGTGGCGGCGGTGGTGGGAGTCGCTGCGGTGGTTGCGGCGGCACCCGGGGTTGGGAGCGGCGGCGGTCGAGACGTTCGGCGTGCTGTGGCTGCGGTGTGAGGGGCGGGTGACTGAGGGGCACCGGGTATACCTGCCGGACCTGGTCCGGTGGTCGGGGGTGAAGGAGGATGCGATTCGGGGGCGATTGGACCGGCTTCAGGCGGCCGATATCGTACTGGTCCGCCGCGATGGGAAGGGCCGTATCGTGGCCCGTGGGGGTTGGCTGGTGATCGATGTGTATCACCCCAATCCGGCAGAGCGCAGCGGACGATGTCGCAAGAAGGGGCCGCAGATGGAGTTTGGGTTTATGGATGCCGATCCGTCGGAAGAGGGGAAAGGTAAACGCAGCTACGTTTCCGGCTACGTTTGCCGGGGGAAACGTAGCGACGTTTGCCTGCCGACCGATCGGGAGAAAATTATCGAGCAGTGCGAGGCGTCGCAACTCTCGATGGCCGAGACGTTTAGGCTCGTCTGCGGCGAGCAGCGGCCGACGCAGCGCGGGCCGCCGGCACGGGATTTGCGAGATATCAGATATCGACATCAGATATCTAAATCAGATATCAGCAAGCCGTGTGCCAGTGACGAGCAGATCGTCCGGCAGGCGGAGTACGAGCGGCTGATCTTCGAGCGGATGGGGGATCCTCAGTTGCGACCAGTACCGGTCTCCAAGGTGGCGGCTGCGTTGGCGGCGGGACAGATCGAGTGGAAGACGGTCAGCAAGGTGATCCATCGATCGCTGGAGATCGCTGCCGAGCAGAAGAAGCCGAAGTTCGTCTATTTCGTCAAGGCGATGAAGGACCATTTTGGGGAGCGACAGTTGGCGTGGTGAAGGAGCAGTCATGGTTGATTGGACTTACGTTTGGATCGGGCGGCGCTTTTTAGCTGAGCGTCACGGCGAACCATGCCGATTGTTGGTCGCCCGACGCGGCAAGTTTCTGCTGGAGTTTGCCGATGGCTTTCGCGTGTCCACCGTCCGGGGGACGTTTGGTCGACATAAACCATCAAACCGCCGAATCGGCGGGAGGTGAGTGATGCCAGAACCAGAAACTAAGAGGGTGTGGCAGGAGCAGAGATCATGAAACGACTCGCCGCATTAGCTGGGAAACGTGGCTGCTGTCAGCGAGGGAATTGTATCCATCGCCAAGCGGCGGTTGCGGTAAAGCGCATTGAGGAGCTGGAGTCCAAGATTGAGCGGCTGCGGGAAGCCTTGTGGGCCGCCGAAGCGGCGGCAGATGACAGACGAAGGAGCAATCATGATCGACATAAGCCGCCGAAGCGGCGGGAGGTGAGTGATGCGTCGAGCGTTTGACGACCTGACTGATCAGCCCTGTCCGGTCTGCTTGGAGTTGGCGAGCGCCGGTGCAATTCAGGCGCGCGCTGTGATGCCGCTGCCTGTATTTCCTGGGCGATCACGGCGAGATAATCGTTTGTGTTGCCGAGATTGCCAGGCAACGGACGCCACTATGAGTATGGGGTGGCAGCATCCAGAGTTTGCCGCCGCAAGATTGACGATAGCCAATGAACGGCTTGAAGGGCTGACGATGCCGCCGGGCATGATGGAGCATTGCGGGCTGTGCAAGCTGGGGTGGGTTCGGCCATGCTCCTTGGACGATTTGGCAGCGCATGTAGCGTGGCTAAAGCGACACGGGATACCTGATTTCTGTGGCTTCATGCGATTTGAGCAACGTGTCCAACCGGGAGAGGATCGATGAGAGAAGTGTTGGCCGTGGAAGCGGCGGGGGGTGAGTGTGGCCGAACGTAATACCGCGGATATCCTCTACGACTTGTTGGCGGTCCGACATCAGGCGGATGTGGTCGTGCGCGAATGCAAGGATGGACCGACGCAGTCTGGCACTCATCGGCGGATGGACGCCTGGGTGTTAAAACGATCGTGGGCCCATCCACTGACGATTGGCTACGAGATCAAGGTGGTTCGCTCGGATTTCCTGAAGGACGACAAATGGACAGATTATCTTGCTCTGTGCAATGAATTCTACTTCGTGTGCCCCAAGAAGATCATCAGACCAGAAGAGTTGCCTGCCGAGGCCGGGTTGCTGGTGGCGACCACGAATCTGCGCCGTCTCTATATGAAGAAGAAGGCGCCCCGCCGGGACATCGAGATCCCCGATTCGCTCTGGCGATACATCGTGATGTGCCGGTCATGTATTGACCGAAAAGATGCGATTGAGCAGACCAATACACGGGAATTCTGGCGGGCCTGGCTCGTTGAGCGCCGTCTCGACCGCGAGCTTGGCCGCCGCGTGTCCAGGGCGTTACGGAAGGTCATTACCGGGAAGATCTGCGAGGTCAAGACGATCAACGATCGCCTTCAGAAAGAAGTGGAGTCTCTCAAAGAGGTTCGGAGGTTTCTGGAGCGACTCGGGTTGTCGCCGCGCTACTGTCCTGAGAATGTTGTCAAACGCCGGTTGGCCGGGAACGAGATTGTTGAAAGCGCACAGTGGAGAGTGAACTCAGCACTGAGGAGCCTGCATCGGCTGCGATCGGAACTAAAAACGATCATGGCCGAGGTGGCCGGAAGGGAGTGAGTGCTGAGTACTCGCTACTCAGTACTCCGTACTCAGATGAGTCAGGACCGATGCGTGATTGAGTTCGATTGCCCCTGCGGGGGGTATCGGCTGCGGGCCACCATCGCCGGTGAGCGAGTCGATTTCCAGTGGCAGGTCAAGCCGGGGATCTGGGTGTACGTCACCCGGTGTCCGAACCGGACCTGCACGGCCGGCTGGTGGAAGGCGAGCGCGGCACAGATTAAGCAGTACGTCTACTCGCAGGCCAAGCGTACGCAGATTCTCGGGGGCTGATGGAGGTCTGGTTCCCGACCGATGGCCTGTACGCCAAGGCGAACGCGAAGAAGTTGGCGCAGCAGTCTTAGCGTAGTTCTCACTTGGACCACTTGTACCACTTGTACATCCCACTCGTACAACTCGTACATCCCACTCGTACAACTCGTACATCCCACTTGTACGCACTTGGCCCTCACTGTTGCGTCGGCGCGATGGGGCGGCGGGGATTTTTGTCTATGTTGCCAGTCACAATGCCCGTATAATGGGGGAGTGCCGGCCGGCGGCCGGTCCCCCCGACGCGCGCTGCATGCGTGGGCCACCGGCCGGCCTTCTGCATTCTGCCTTCTTTCCCCGGATTAACCTGGAAATTAGGCCAGCGGGGATGGTAGATTGGCGGTGATGCAGCGCGCGGCAATGGAGCAGAGAGGCCGTGAACGCTGCTGCTTATCTTGGGCCACAACCGCACGTCCCTGCACGCTGTGGGGACCAGACTCGACGTCGGACCTACTCTCCTTGCGCTGCACCCGGATCAGGTCTCGTCGAGGGCCCGGCCGGCCGCGGAGCCGATCGTGCCCGCGGTTGCTCCGCGCCGGCGGGTCAATCGGCCGACTAGAAATCAGTGAGCAGATGTTGAAGCTGGATCAGGTCGAGGAGGTCAAGCGGCTGCTGGGCGCAGGCCTATCGCAGCGGGGGACGGCGCGGGTCACCGGCGTCAGCCGGGGCTCGGTCGGCAGCATCGCCTCGGGCGAGTGGGATCGGATGTACGCGGCACGTCTGCGGCGGGCGATCAAAGTGAATGTCCAGACACACGGCGGCCTGCCGGTCCGCTGTCCGGGCTGCGGGGGCAAGGTGTACATGCCGTGCCGAACCTGTCGGCTGCGGGCCCTGCTCGCGAGCGGGCGACGCAGAAGCGGCGCCAGGCGACTGGTGCGGGACGCAGAGGGCAACGGAGAGCTGGCCATCAAGCTCCGGGAGCCGGATCAACGGCGGCGCTATCAAGCCCTGCGGCGGCAGAAGGAGGAGGGAATCAAAATGGTCCGCGAAGAGGTGCAGGTAGGCCCCGAGGAGCCGGTGTGGGACCGGCTGGAGGATCAGCCGCTGGATGACCGGCTGCTGGAGGCGGTCGAGCGGGGTGATCTGTTTGTGATCGACGAGAACGAGCATGAAACGGCGTAAGCTGGCGTGGCCGGAATGGGCGTCTACCGTTCGCGAGGCCGATCTGCTGCTGTTTCGCGGGTGGCGGCTCAATCCGCTGCACCTGCTGATCATGGGGCTTACGCGCAGCCCGTACGTCCACGCGGCGATGGTGGCCTTTCATCATGGACACTCTTGCGGGTACGGGGTGTTTGTGCCGACGGTGCTGGAGATGCTCCAGTTTCGGGGCGGGCGGGAGACGGAGTTGTTCGATCAGGTTCGCCGGTGGCCGGGCAGGTGGGACCTGTACCGCACCAATCCCCATCGGTTGCGGCCGGAGTTCTGCCGCGTCGAGGCCGTCCGCTGGATGCGGGAACTGATCGGCCGGCGATACGGCTATTGGAGCTTGCTGCGGGTCGGCTGGCGACACCTGCCGATCGTCCGGCTGCTGGTCCGGCCGGAGACCGACGACCAGATGCTCGACCGCCGCTCGGCGCCGTTCTGCTCGCAGGCGGTGGCCTGGGCGTGTCGGGTAGGCGGCGTGGATCCGGTGCCCAATCGGCCGGACCGGCTCACCGAGCCGGGCGACTTGGCCCAATCGATCTTCTTTGAATACCTGGGGACACTGACTGACGAGTGAGAACTAAGAACTAAGAACTTACAAGCGAGGTCGATGATGATGTCCGCCGTTGAAAAGGCGATGTACTGGATCGGGATCCCGGCCTGCCTGCTGACGCTGATCCTCTGCTGCTCGGGCTGCGAAGTGAGAATCGTCACCTCGGATGGTCGGCAGCGAACCGAGTGGCTTGCGGCAACAGTCCCGCCATCGCCGGCGGTGGCCGTGGCGTCTCCGTACAAGGGCGTCCCGCCGGTGGACCTGCCGGTGGAGCTGCGGTGTGCCAACTACGCCGGCGGCTCCTGCACCCACGCCAGCCTGATCTCGCTGTTGCGGTGGCAGGGGCTCGACGAGGTGGCCGACTACTGGCGGCGGCACTACTCGGGCGGGGCGTACGTGACGGACCTGGCGGCGATCGCCGAGCCGTGGGGACTGCGCTACGCCTACACGACCGACGGGGACGCGGAGTTCCTGGCCTGGTGCTCGCGGACACGCCGGGGGGCGGCAATCTATTACTACACGAATCACTCGGTCACCTTCGCCGGTTATCGGGATGGGGAGGCCGTGCTGCTGGACAACAACCGCACCGGGCGGTTGATCCGGATACCAAAGGAAACGTTTCTTGCCAACTGGCGGAGCTACGGCGGGGGGGCGCTGACGGTCGTCTACTCGCCGAGCCCGCCGAGACCCTGGATCTAGGAGTGGACGTAATGAGAAAGTTGGGAGCACTGAGGCAGGCCGGCTTGCTGGCCGTGCTGGGCGGGCTGGCCGTTGTCCTGTGGTGGGAGGCCGAGTGGATCGGCCGCACCCAAAGCGCGCTGGTCGAGACGGAGGGCCGATTGGCGGAGACCCGCGCGGAGGTTGCCCAGGTCACGCGAGAAGACCCGCCGTGTGAGCAGATCGTGCTGTTGCCGGAGGACGGCCAGGTGTACCACGTGTCGCTGCTGCTGCACGAGGACTGGCGGCGGCGTCCGAGTGAGCGGGCACTGGTGGCCTGGTTCAACGTCGACAGTCGCCTGAGCTCGCTGCGGGCACAGACGCACTTTCATCTGTACACCCAGAAGAGCTCGATCTATCGGTCGCGACTGCAAGGGGCGGCGCCGGTGCTGCCGGCGGTGCTGATCCAAGACGGGTCGGGCAAGGTGCACTTCAAGCTCAGCGAGCAACTGCCGGGCACACCGAATGAGCTGTGTGAGCGGATCTCCAAAGAGTTTGGCTGGCGGCCGATCTACATCTTCCCCTGGCGACGGCCTGGGCCGTGTCCCGGTCCGCAACCGACACCGGAGCCGAAACCGGAGCCGGTGCCGGATGATGAGCTGATCGTGGACGCGGAGATCCCGGATACGTCGGCCTCGATGGCAAGCGGTGAGCCGGAGTTTCCCTGGCTGGTGGCCGTGCTGGTGGTGGCAGCGGCGGCGGGAGTGACGCTGTGGGTGAACCTCAAGCGTGAGCTGAAGTAGCGAATCGATAACTCAATCGACAACTATCAATCGAAAGGAAGACATCATGGAATTGTTTGCTGTTGAATCGGTGACGCTGCTGGCCAAGGATGTGGCGATCATCCTGCTGGCGGCGTTGGCGGCGGTGGCTGTGATCGGCTGGCGGTTTCGCAAGGACACGCAGATCGAGGAGCGGCGGAAGGCGGCTATCGAGCTGGCCAGGATGCTGGAGGACCTTGGGCTCGACCGCGCGGCAGACGCGGCCGCCGACTACGCGGTGGGTGACTACAGCGGACTGTACGGGTCGCTCAAGACGCTGGCCAAGGAGCTGCTGAATCCGGAGAAGGCGATGGACGTGCTCAGCAAGGCGTTCTTCAAGCAGGTGCCGCGGCGATTGGAGCGCGAAGGCGATCGAGAAAAGCTGCTGAAAATGGTGGCGGAGTGGCAGAGTCAACATCCTGCTGTGCCGTCAACCGCGAGCAAGGTGGGTTAGGCCGTATTTGGCGGCTGGAGATTGCTCGGGGTCCTTCCGTTCGGGGGGGGAACGAGCCTCCGGTGGGTTTTCTAGGGGTGTTTTTTTGTGCGCGGTGCTGATCTGTGACTAACTAACTCATGCGCGCGCTGTGATGTGGCGAAACGCAAGACTAGACGAGCGCCGGACGCGAGCGACGAATCAATCGCGCAGGCGGCGGACAAGTATCGGCGTGGCGAGAAGCTCAACCGCCAGGAGAAGGCCGCGCTGCGTCGACTGGTCAAGGCCCGCGAGGAGCAACAGCGCGAAGAGCACTACCGGACGGTCCCCAAGAAAAAATGGCGCGAATGGTCGGGCCGTCAGGCGACGATCCTCAACGAGCAGGCCGCCCGGTACGGAATTCCGATCGGCTCGGCCCTAATCGAGCTGCCGGCCGTGGTGCGTTGGCTGCACGATTTTCTGGCGGCCAACGCGCGCAAGCTGGCGGGGATCGACCACGCCGACCCGACGATTGCCGGCAAGCAGTCGGAGGCCCTGGAGCGGAAACGGCTGGCGGACGCCCAGATCGCCGAGCTGCGCTACAAGCGTGAGCTCGGCGAGTGGATCTCGCGGCGGAAGGTGCACGAGGGCCTGGCCGTATTCGCCGGCGTGCTCCGACAGGCCAACGAGACCCTACAACGCGAGTTCGGCCGCGAGGCCCACCGGATCCTCGACGAGGCGTTGGACGATGCGATCACTGCCCTGGAAGCTGACCTTGGTGATGACGGCGCTGATCAGTAGTAATCCGGCGGTGGCCGAGTGGATATGGGCCGCCAACCTCTCGCGGACCCCGCGGCTGCGGGCGCTGCGAGAGTTCGCCACCACCGAGATCCGCATCCCCGAGGGTCCCAGCCGGGGCCAGCGGCTGAGGATCCCCGTCCAGCCCTACGTCGGACTGCTCTACGACGCCATCGATGAGGGGACGTGGCCCCGGGTGGCCGTGCTGGGGTGCGTTCAAGGGGGCAAATCGCTCTGCGGGTGGGTGATCCCCACGCTCTACCACCTGTTTGAGTACCGCGAGACGGTGATCTGCGGGATGCCGACGATGGATGTGGCCAAGCGGAAATGGGAAAACGAGCTGTTGCCGGCGATCAGGGCCTCGCGATTCAGGGGTCTGCTGCCAGCCGACGGCGGTGGCAGCCGCGGCGGATGGTCCGAGCAGATCACCTTCACCAACGGCGCCCATCTGCGGTTCATGTCCGGCCACGGCGGCGACGAGAAACGGTCCAGCGATACCACCCGGGTGGTGGTCATCACCGAGGCCGACAAGATGGACGAGGCGGCCGAGTCGTCACGCGAGACCGATCCGGTGTCACAGCTTGAAGACCGGATGCTCCGTTACGACGAGGATCAGCGGCGATTCTACTGCGAGTGCACGGTAAGCATCGCCCGCGGCCGGATCTGGACCGAGTGGACCAACGGCACCGCCAGCCGGATCGCCTGCCCCTGCCACCGCTGCAAGGCCTACGTCACCCCGGAGCGCGAGCACCTCCACGGCTGGCAGGACGCCGAAACCAAATTCGAGGCCCGCAAGAGGGCCCATTTCTGCTGCCCCGAGTGCGGCTGCCGGATCAACGACCGCCAGCGGACCCGGATGAACCGCCGGGCCAAGCTGGTGCACCGCGGCCAGACAATCGACCGCGCCGGACGGATCCGCGGCCAACCGCCGCAGACGGATACGCTGGGGTTCAGATGGAATGCGTTTAATAACCTCTTCTGGTCGATCGGCACCATCGCCGCTGCCGAGTGGAAGGCCGCCCGACAACTCGACGAGGAGGCGGCGGCCCGCGAAATGCAGCAATTCTACTGGGCCATGCCCTACCAATCGCCCGAATGGGACCAGACTCCTTTAGACGCGAACCAGGTCCGTCGCCGGTTCGCCGGACCACGCTATACGAAGGGCCTGGTGCCCGAGGACGCCCAGGCGCTGACCGTCGGAGTGGACGTGCACAAGCGGCTGCTGTGGTGGGTGGCCATCGCCTGGCTGGCCGACGGCAGCGGGCATATCTGCGACTACGGCGCGTGGGATGTGCCCAGCGACGATATGGACCTGGAGCCGGCTCTGCTGAAGGCCCTGCGGGGGTTCCGCGAGGAGGCGATCCTGCCCGGTTGGGGCGTGCCCGGCGCCGAGCCGCGGGTGCCGGACTACGTCTGGATCGACGCCGGCTGGCAGGGCGATGTGATCTACGCCTTCTGCCGCGAGTCGGGCAAGCCCTTCCTGCCGGCCCTCGGCTGCGGTGCCGGCAACCAGTATAGCCACCGCTACACCCACCCGCGGCGGACCGACAACGAGGTGAAGCTGCTGGGGACCGGCTACCACATCCGCTGGTCGCGGCAAAATAAACTCTTCTACGTCCGCTGCGACGCGGATCACTGGAAAAGCTTCCTGCATCAGCGTCTGGCCACCCCCGAGGATCAGCCCGGCGCGATGCGGTTCTACCACAGCTCCGATCGGAACGAGCACATCCGGATCTCCAAGCACCTTACGGCCGAGCGGGCCGTGGAGGAGTTCAAGCCGGGCCGCGGCCTGGTCACCCGCTGGCACCGGCAGAGCAAGGCAAACCACATGCTCGACGCCGCCTACAACGCCTGTGCCGCGGCCCACCTGCACGGCGTCCGCCTGGTCAAGCCGGACACGCCCGCCGCGCCCACCGCACCCCGACCCCGAATCAAGACCCGCACGCTGCCCGACGGCAGACCCTACATGGTCACCGAGCGCTAGCAGAGCTGACAACTGAGAACTGACAACCGAGAACCAACAACCGAGAACCAACCATGACTACCCGCAAGAAAGCATCCAAGCCCGCACACCCGGCAGTCGGCTCCTGTGCCATCGAGCTCCCCCTGGTCAGGCTCCCGGCCGACTACGACGAGCAGCGCGACGGCTATCTGCGCCGCCACGTCGAGGTCCGCCTGGACGACCGCCAGGCCCTGGTGATGAAGGCCCTCCTGGAGGGCTGCGACCACGGCAACTGCCGATTGGCCAAGGGGACCCGGGTGTTGAGCACGGCCGACGTTTTCCGCTACATCCTTGAGCAGATCACCGTAAATGGAAAATGACCGCTGCGGTTACTGCGGATCCCGCGATTTAGTCCAGCAGCAAAACGCGCAGGGACCGCACTGGGGCCGGGAGTACTGCGGCTGCTGCCGGCGGTTCTTGCGGTGGCTGCCCAAGCCGGACAGCGAGCGGAGCAACCGCCCGGCCGCCCACCGGGAGCTGGTCGATCGCTACGGCCGCGGGTTCTGCGAGCTGTGCCTCGCACCGGCCGAGCGTCTGCCGGCCGATCAGACCCTCGAGGCCCACCACGTGATCGAATACGCCGAGGAGGGCTCGCCGGAGCGGGAAAACATCTGGATCGTCTGCACCCGCTGCGCGAAGCTGATTCATTGGGTGCGGAAATGGTGTAGGAGTTGTCAGTGATCAGTTCTTATGGAACGCTTGGCCCCAGCCGCCGGGGATGGCGGCGGCGCGGTCGGCGTGGCCGGCTCCTGGCCGGGCGGTCACTTGTACTTGCAAGTTCTCGGCCACCCAGCTATAATTGTATCATGGCGAAGAAGAAATCACTCGACAAACTGCTGACTGCCGGCGAGGCCGCTGATCAACTGGGCTGCCACCCCTCCATGATCCGCCGGTTCTGCCGGGGGGGGCGGCTCGGACAGTGGCTCTATGGGCGGTGGCTGATCGGTGCTCGGGAGCTGCGGGAATTTGATCAGAAACGGCAGCACGGGCCGGGCCGCCCAAAAGTCGCGCCGTAACTCCTTATGCCACAAGGGTTAAAAACTTTCGGAATTCCTATTGCAAAAGGTGTCGTCGGTGCTACAATAGTGGCAGAATCGAATTTAGGAGAAAATCCGATGTCAGGCGGCTACTCCGGATCCAGCATGAGCAATCGGGCGCTGAACGCCTACACCAATGGCAGGCGACCGCTCTCACGGTTGAGGATCATGGACCTGAGCAACGCTGGTTGGACCGAGACGTTGGCATTTGCTAAATGGCTGGCCAAGCAAGGTGATTGGGAGCCGTCGGAATGGCACCACACAAGCAAGGAGTTCACCATCACAGACTTCTATAATCCCGTCGAGCTCGTCGACTGGTGGGCCGAACTCGACGGAAAAGAAAAAGCCGCCTTGCTGGAAAAGTATTCTCAGTCCCGCGCCAAACGAGTAGCGGAAGTGCGTGTCTCCGGCACTTACACGGAATGGTTAGGCACTCGGCGGCATCCCAAGCCAGTAGAACGCCAGTTTACGGGCGTGAAGCGCGGTGATTGGATTTACCTTGACGGTGGCGGCCGCAAAAAAGCAACCGGAAACTATATCAGGTTCCGGCGAATTTCAGACTGACCGCCAGCGCTGAGAGCCTGAGAAGGCTCGCCGAATCGCTCACATCGTGACATTCGATTAAGCCCGACGCCTGCCGACTCCAAGAATCCGACCGATCCGACTCCGGATTGGTCGGATTTGCTCGTAATTGGGCCGGCTCTTCTGCTAGGGTCAAGCGGGTATGGCCACGCTCGACTCGACCAGCACCCTCTCGGAGATCCTGGCGGCCTACGCCGATAACGCCTCCTACGCGGAGGACGGATCGGCGACCAAGGCCCGGAGCTTCATCACCGCCTGCCGGCTGCTGTTGATCAATTTATATTTCCCGGACAGCACCTACGAACCTCAGAAGGCTGGTCGAATCCCTCACATCGTGACATTCGATTAAGCCCGACGCCTGCCGGCTCCAAGAATCCGACCGATCCGACTCCGGATTGGTCGGATTTGCTCGTAATTGGGCCACCTGCTTTGCTAGGGTCAAGCGGGTATGGCTACGCTCGACTCGACCAGCACCCTCTCGGAGATCCTGGCGGCCTACGCCGATAACGCCTCCTACGCGGAGGATGGATCGGCGACCAAGGCCCGGAGCTTCATCACCGCCTGCCGGCTGCTGTTGATCAATCTGCCGCGGCGGACCAGCGCGGGGGGCAAGGGTGGCGAGGAGATCGAGCTCGACCCGCGCATGATCCAAGAGGAGATGCAGGCCGCCCAGCGGTGGCTGGTCACCGATCCGGTGGCCACGTCGGCCGACGGCGGCGGTTTGCGGTTCGCCTCCTTCCAGGACTTCCGCGACTGACAACTGAGTACTGAGTACTCAGTACTCAGTACCGAGTACTGACCTATGTCCCGACGCCAACGCCGGATTGAGAACGCCAGCACGGCCGAGCTGTTCGACTCGATGCGCGCCGAGTACACAGCGGCCAAGACCAGCCGTTACCGGCGGCTGCCCGGTGGCGTGGCGTCGATGGGCAGCGGCGGCGACTATCACTACCGCAACGAGGCCGACTACCTGCGGATGATGGAGCTGGCCCGGCACTTCTTCCGCAACAACTGCGTGGTGGCCCAGGGCGTGCGGCGGCTGATCGACTCGGTGCTCCAGGACGGTTTCACGTTGGATGTACAGACGGGCCACGACAAGGCCGACGAGCACCTGGCCGTCAGGTGGAAGGAGTGGGCCGAGGATGAACGGCAGTGCGAGCTATCCGGCCGGCTGGACTTTCATCAGATCGAGCGGCTAATCCTCCAGCAGGTGATCGTCGACGGGGATATCCTCGTGCTGCCACTTCAAAGCGGCGAGCTGCAACTGGTCGAGGCCCACCGGCTGCGGACACCGACCAACGCCAAAAGGAAGCGAGCAGACAACCAGGCGCTGGTCCACGGAGTGCTGATCGACGAGTACCGCCGGCCGCGGGAGTATTGGATCACCAAGGACGACATCGATCCGACGCGGGCCATCCGCAAGGTGAGCGAGATGCGGCGGTACGCCGCCCGCGACGCCGAGGGCAACCGGGCGGTGCTGCACATCTTTCGGCCCGACCGGGTCAGTCAGACCCGCGGAGTGACGGCGTTTGCCCCGTCGGTCGAGCAACTGTCAATGGGGGACGACCTTTTTTTCGCCAAGCTCGTCCAAGCACAACACGCCAGCGTGTTTACCCTGATCCATGAGTTTCGTGAGGAATTCATGGGCAGCGGGGCCGTGCAGCGGGGGGAACGCGAAACGGAGACCCTCGGCGACGGCTCCACGCGGGTGATCGAGGGCGTCGCGCCCGGGATGGAGGTATTCGCTCAACCAGGTGAGACTATCAAAGGCTGGACCCCGAACATCCCGCAGCCCGGGTTTTTTGAGCATGCGAAACTCATCCTCACGTTCATCGCCATCAACCTCGGTCTACCGCTGCACGTGTTTTTGCTCGATCCGGAGCGGACCAACTTCAGCGGTTGGCGTGGGGCCATCGACCAAGCACGATTGGGGTTTCGCCAGTTGCAGCGGTGGTTGATCAGCTCGTTTCACCGACCGGTCTACCAGTGGAAGGTCCGCCAGTGGCTGGCCGAGGACGCCGTGTTGCAGCGGATCGGCCAGGAGAATCCCAAGCTCAATCTGCTGGGCCACCGCTGGCAGCCGCGGGCCTGGAAGTATATCGAGCCGTTGAAGGACAGCGGTGATCACCTGCTGCAATGGCGCAACGCGATGACCCCCGGCCGGCGGATTGCGGCCGAGCGGGGTCTGGGCGACTACGCCGACCTGGTCAGGGAGATCACCGAGGACAACGCCCGACTGATCCGGTCGGCCAAGCAGACGGCCGACCAGCTCAATAAGGAGTTTCCGGACCTGAACGTCAGTTGGCGTGAAGTGGCGTGCCTGCCCACACCGGATGGCGTGAAGCTCGTCTTAAAGCCGGGGGCCGGGGCGGAGGCCGCGGAGGAGGAGTCATGAGAAGCGAAGCTCCCTCGATTGACATCGATCTGCGGCCGATCGCCGGGCTGAGTCTCGATCTGGATCAGTATTTCGGCCTGTGGGCGGTTGAGGATTCGCGCTTCCTGGGGCTGCTAAGCCACATTCAAGCGCTCGATCTGGTCCAGCACATCGAGTGCCGGACATCGGCCGCGGAGGTGAGCCAGGCCCGGGTGCGTCAAGAGCAGGCCGCCGAGGCCCGTATTGCCGTGATCCAGATCGACGGCACGATGACCAAGCGAGGCAGCAGCCTCAGTACGGCCGGCGCCACCGTGGCCATCCGCAAGGCGGTCCGCGCGGCGGCCCGCGATGAGGCGATCGGCGGGATCCTGTTGCAGATCGACTCACCGGGCGGGACGGTGGCCGGGACTGCGGACCTGGCCAATGAGGTCTATCGGGCCAACCAGCAAAAGCCGGTGTGGGGCTTCGCCGAGGATCTTACCGCCTCGGCCGCCTATTGGGTGGCCTCGCAGGCGGGGCGGGTGGTGGCCAACGATCGCACGGCGATGATCGGCAGCATCGGCACCTATGCGGCCCTGTATGACTATTCGGGGCTGGCCGGCCGGGAGGGGATTCGGGCGGTGGTGATTCGGGCGGGTCGGTTCAAGGGGGCGGGCTTTCCCGGGAGCCGGATCACCGAGGAGCAAGAGGCCTATTGGCAGGAGCTGATCGACAAGACCCAGGCCGAATTCTCAGAGGCGATCGCCCGCGGCCGCGGATTATCGCTGGAGAAGGTAAAAGAGGAGTTGGCCGACGGGCGGGTCCACATGGCGGCCGACGCCCAAGCGCTCGGTCTGATCGACGGGATTCAGACGTTTGAGGAAACACTCGGTCAACTGCGTGGGCAGTTGAAACAAACAGGCAATTCCAAACCACGTAACACGAGGTCGATGATGACCCAACAAAGCAATTCCGAGGGCGGCAATGTGCAGTTGCCGCCGGTACAACCGCTGCCCTCTTCCGCGGCCAGTTTCGAGGAGCTGGTAAGCGCCCTGCCGGGCGCGGATGAAAAGTTCATTTTCGCCCAACAGAAGGCCAAGGCCACCGTCGAGCAGGCCCGGCAGGCCTGGATGACTGAGCAGGCGGCCCGGATCGAGGCCGCCCAGAAGCGGGCCGAAGAGGCCGAGCAGGCCGCCGCGGCGGCGAAGAAGAAGCCCGGCGTGAAGCCCCTGGGCGGGGCCGGTGAAGGCTCCAGCTACGACGGCGATCCGGTGGCCGAGTGGAATGCCGCCATCAAAGAGAAGATCGCCGGGGGGATGTCCCGGCAGCGGGCGGCCTCGGCGGTGAACCGCGAGAATCCCGGGCTGCGGGAGAGTTACGTGGCGGCCTACAACGCGGAACACGCTGGCCGGCCAATCAACAAGTGAGTTTGAGCGCTGGGCACTGAGTGCTGAGTGCAAAACCAAAGGAGAAAGACATGAGTCAATACGTGGAAACCCCCACCAAGGCGTTTTCATGCAGCGGGGCCATCGCCCAGTATTTGCGGGTGAAGACCCCCTCGTCGCTGGCCATCGCGGGGGCGACCGATGTGGAACTGGGGACCATCGAGGCGGCGGCCTTTGCCGCCGGCGAGATCCGTAGCGTCCGGCTGCGGACCGCACAGGGTACCTGCAAGATGGTGGCCGCGGGGGCCTTCTCCGCAGCGGCCACGGTGTACGGTGCCGCGGGCGGTAAGATCGATGACGTGGACAACGGCAACCGGATCGGCATCGCGCTGGAGGCGGCTACCGCTGCCAACGACATCGTCGAGGTGATGCGGCTGCCCGGCCCGTTCGGATCGGGAACCAAGAGCGTGGAGGCCCACACGGCTGACGATACGCTGACCGCGGCCGAAAGCGGCACTGTGCACACCACCGTGGGTGCCAGCGGGACGGTGACCTTCACCTTGCCCGCCGCTACCGTGGGCCTGGAATACTTCTTCCGCGTCGGCGCGGCGCAAGAGCTGCGGATCGATCCGGATGGCACCGAGACCATCGCCCTGCCGTCAACCGGCGTGCAAGGGGCGGCCGGCAAGTATCTTACGGCCAATGCCGACGGCGAGACGGTGCACATCCTCTGCGACAACGCCGGGGAGTGGAGCTGCTACGGATACACCGGCACCTGGACCGCCGAGAGCTAACCATACTGACAACAAGGACCAGGGCCGCCGTCTTCGGCGGCTCGCTAGGGCAACACACGGGAGTCATGCCCCGTTGAGACTGCCCGAACAGTTGCTGCCTTCGGGGGCCGCGCTGAGACGTGCGGCCCACTTTTTTGGGAGACAGCAACATGCCATCCCCTTCGAGTGCCTTATCGACACTCCGACCCGATCTGGCCAGCAGCCTGGAAGAGTTCGATCTGGCCGCCGATCGGCAGAACTTCATCGGCCTGCGGGCCGCGCCGGTGATCGAAGTGGCCAAGTCCAGCGGCAACTTCGGCAAGATCCCGGTCGAACAGCTATTGCAGACCAGGGACACCAAGCGCGCGCCCGGCGCCGGTTACGCCCGCGGAACCTGGACCTTTGAGCCGGCAAATTTCCGAACAGATGAGCACGGCGAAGAACAACCAGTTGACGACAGGGAAGCCACCATGTACGCCGAGTACTTCGACGCCGAGCTGTTGGCCACCGCCCGTGCCCGGGACGCGGTACTACGCAACCTGGAGATCCGCCTGGCGGCCCTGCTGTTCAACGCGACCACCTGGAGCAGTTACACCACGTCGATTACCCACGAGTGGGATGATGCTACGAATGCCGTTCCGCTAACCGACGTGAAGGCGGCCAAGCAGAGCGTCTGGGACCAGTGCGGGATGTGGCCGAACGCCCTGCTGATCAACCGCAAGGTGTTCAACAACGTGCGGGCCTGCGATTCGGTGATCGACCTGATCAAGTACTGCGGTCTGATCGACCCCCGGCAGGGGCGGATCACCGCGCAGGTTTTGGCCGAGGCGTTTGCCCTGGACTACGTCCTGGTGGGCGGCGGGGCCAAGAACGCGGCCACCGAAGGCCAATCGGTGAGTATCTCACCAATCTGGTCGGATGAGTATGCCATGGTGGCCAAGGTAGCCAGTACCTCCGACCCGCGTGAACCCTGCGTGGCTCGTGTCTTCCATTGGGGCGAAGATGGATCGACGATCGGCGCCACCATCGAAAGCTATCGCGACGAGCCGAAGCGGTCGGACGTGGTGCGCAGCCGGATGGACACTGACGAAGTGGTGATGTACGTCGAGGCCGCCCACTTGCTGGACAACGTCACGACGTAAGGCCGGTTGCCAACCGACACTCAAAACCAAGGAGAAAGCCATGAGGGTAGACCCTGACTTGGCGGCATTGGGGCTGGAGGGTCGGCCGCGAAAGGCCCTGGAGGCGGCTGGCCTGACTACGCGCTCGGCGATTGAGGCGTATATCGACCAGCACGGGGACCTGATGCCCCTGGCCGACATCGACGAGATTCACCAGCAGGTGATCGTCGACGCCCTGGCCACGTCGCGAGAAGTTGCCGCCGAGGAGGCGGCCGATCACGAGCCGGAGATCGCCGAGGACGGCGGCCCGCTTCCGGCTGGAGAACTGGCCGAGCAACAGCTTGAAGAACTGGCCAAGAAACAGCTCCTGGCGGCCGCCGATGAGCTGGTCTACGAGGCGGCCGCCGAAATGCAAAAAACGGCCCATCAGTTGGGCGCGGCCGTGAAGCAGTGGCAAGCGCAGTTTGCCCAGGACATTCCCGACGATCCCGGCCAGCGGATGGTGATCGCCCTGACCCGCGACAAGGTGATCAACCACGTGCCCAAGGGGATCGGCACGCGACTGGCCACGATCCATCTGGAGCCGGGGATGACGCTCGATCTGCTGCTGCTGCTGCTGAATCAGGGCATCGCCGGCCAGCGGAGGACTCAGGACTGAGTACTGAGTACTGAGTACCGAGTACTGAGTACTGAGTATGGAGTACTGGCAATGTCGCGCTTCGACACGCTGTACGGGCGGTTCGGTCGGCCGTGGCTGTTGCGCGAGCACGGCCGAGCCTCGGTCGCCACCTACACGGCGCCCGACGAGAGCCAGACCGAGCTGGCGGAGGCCATCGTGGGGCCGATATGGACCGAAGAGCAGACCAATCGCGAGGGGATCACCGGCCGGAAGCAGCAGCGGCGGGAACTGAGCTTCTCGACCGCCGAGCTGGCCGGCGTGGCACTCACCGGGACGTTTACCATCGATAGCGAGCAGTGGGCAATTGAAAAGATCGTGGCGCGGACCGCCAACACGATCCGCGTCCAGTTGAGACGGGCCGGGGTGATGGAGCGGTCGCGCCCGCAGTTGCGGAGTAAATGATGCCGGAGAGCGCCCAGCTTACCAACGGGCTAAAAAAACACCTATGGGGCGGCACCAGCACCGTGCTGGTGGCCCTGCTGGGTCAGACGATCGCCGGCGTGTGGTGGGCCAGCTCGATCACCACGCGATTGGAGCGGGCCGAGCGGGACCTGGTCCGCGTCGAGCAGCGGCTGCACACCGTGGAGATCAAGAGATGACCACGCCGGCCGGCTGCATTTCGCTCACCCAGGACCGACTGCGGCACACCCTGGCCAGTTGCGCCAAATTCCGGACGTTTTGCGGGGCGGCCGATTACGCGGAGGCCCTTGAGCACATTCACCACGACATGCTGCCGGCGCCGGCCAACGGCGAGGTGTACACCCTGACGGAAATCGGAAGCTACCGGCCGTACGCCATCGTGAGTACCGCCTTGCGAAGCGCGTTTGGCAAGACGGCCGATGCGATGAGCGATCATTACGAGTTCGCCGAGTCGGGCCGGCTGTGGCTGTATCTGGTCCGTGAAGTGCCGGCCGAAGAGGACAACCCGGAGCTGGATTTTAAGAACCATATCGGGCAGATCATCGACGAGCTGTGCGATTACGCCGGCCAGGCGGGCTATCTGGCATTGGAGCGGATCACGCTGATGCACGGGCCGGTCCGCGGCCATCACGACTTTAATCCCACCGAGGGTGAGGAGCAGATGTGCCACCTGGAGATCGCCTTTGATCAGGGGGGCGGCTGATGGTCGAGATCAGCGGGCTGGCGATCAAGTACGAGGGGCCGGTGCCCGGGTCGGTCAATCTGCGGGCCCGCACGTGGCGGAGATTGCAGAAGTGGTGCTGGCAGGAGACCGGCCGGTACTGGCACGAGCACTTCCGCGAAAAACACTTTACGCACCGGGGGGCCACTGAGTACGGCTACACGAAGCGGGACCCCGAATATGAGCGGCGGAAGTTTCACGAGCATGGTCACACCTACCCGCTGGTCTTGACCGGCGAATCGAAAGAGCGGACCGAGCGGGAGGACGTGCGGGCCACGTTCCGTAAGGTACGGGTCGTGCTGCACGCGCCGACGCTGAGCTTCATCCCGGCGGGCAGCGAGGTCAAGATGAGCGAAGAGATACGGACGATCTCCGAGCGGGAGGCCAAGGAGTTGACCAAAGTGTGGGACACCCGGATGGAGCGGCAGTTGCGGCGGATCAAGAAGAGAACGGTCAAAAAACTGGGCTAACAACAGGACTTACACTATGACTATGGCAGTCAAACACGGTCTGTACGGGGTGAAGGTCAACACGACTGCGATCGGCGGGGTGACTGCGCAGAACCTCGGTCTCGATGACGATGTCAACCCCGAGGCGTTAAGCGGCGAGGTCTACGCACGGTTCCTTTCCTTGGTCCGCCAGGGGCTGACCCCCGCATTTTCCACCAAGGCGATTGCCACCGCGCTGGGTGTCTGCGGGGTGGTCGGCGTGGACCTATCGAGCAGCGCGCTCGTCCTCTTCGCCCAGAAATGGGCGGCCGGCAGCACCCGTGCCAGCGGCTTGGTGCACCGGAGCTTTACCTACCAGCACGGGATCCTCGCCCCGCGGACGTTGAGCTGCGACTTCCGCGGCGACGCGGTGATCAACTATGAGGCCCTGGTGGGCTACGACGGGGTAAACGACCCGGTGGTGCTCTCCGACACGGAGGCCGTGCCGGAGGTCACCGACACCGAGCGGTTTTCCTTGGGGCCGGTCAAGCTGGGGAACATTACGCTGGATCAGGTGACCAACATCAGCATCGACTTCGGCCTGGACCTGGTGGGCGAGGGCACTGACGCCGACTACTGGGACACCTACGTCTCAATTCGGGAAATTAAGCCAACCTTGCGTTTCACTGGCAACGCCGCCGCCGCCTGGTTCGCCGCCGCGGGGATCCCCCTGCTGGGCAAGGTGGGCACCCACGCCAACTCGGTCTTCTTTCTCCGCAAGCGGGCGGCTGGGGCCACGTTTGTGGCCGACGGGACCGCCGAGCATCTCAAATTCACGGCCGCGGGTCTGGCCAGAATCGAGGAGGGATTCCAGGCGGCCGGCAACGAGACGGGCACGGTGACGGTGGTAATGGACCTCAGCTATGACGGGACCAACGCTCCGCTGACGTTTACGGCCGACCAGATGATCACCTGATCGGGAGGGCAATTATGCTGTTGTACTTCGTGCCCGGCGGAACACTGGGCGTTGACCGGCCGCAGTTGATCGAGGCGGGAATCGGTTACGCCTTTGAGGGGCCGACCATTGGCCGACGACAGGTTACGTGCGGACCGAGCGGCAACCCGGGCCTGATCATGGCGGCCGACCCGCCGGAGGATGCGGCCGTGGGTTACTATCCGGATCGCCAACGCTGGCAGGCAATCGCCGGATCTGCGGCATGGGTCGGTCTGGAAACCGAGCGGCCGCCCACACCTGATGAGCTCAGCAGGGCGCAGCCGCTGCGGGGCCACTGGATCGGCCTGGCGGACGATCAGCAGTACCTGGTGCCCACCGCCCGCTGTTGGGTGGAGGAGGACGGCGAGCTGCGTTGGGTCCACGGCCTGCCACGTACCAGCCAGCTTGATGCGGAGGGCCGCTGGTCGGCCGGCGAGATCCTGCCCCGCTACGCGACGCTGTGGCAATATGCGGTGCGGTGGGAAGAGGCCCGTTTCGGCGTGTCGCTGGATGAGCCGACCAAGCCGATCAAGGACGCCCAGGAGCTGAGCTTCCAGGACGCCCACCAGGCGGCGGTGGTTGCCTTGGCCGCCAACTATCGCCTGGGCCCCACGGAGGTCTCGCTTTTGGGGCTGCTGACCGCCGAGCTGGCGGTGACTGTGCTCGATGCGCTGATCGACCTGCCTACCCGCGAGGCCTGGGTGAAAAAAAAACTGGCCCGCGATGGTACGAGCACCGCCGTTGGACCAGCGGACTAGATCCCGGTTACCGACCGACGTTGGCCGATCTGTGGGCCCTGGCACTGGGTTTCGACGTGCTGACGACTGAGGACTGAGTACTGAGTACTGAGTACTGAGTACGGAGTACTGGAAATGCCGAAGACGAAGCTTGAAGTCGCGATGGGCGGGAAGAGCGCCGGGCTGGAGAGCAGCTTGAAGCGGGTCCGCGCGCTGGAGGAGCGGCTGGAGAAGAAGCTGAAGGACGTGGGCGGTGCCAGCCGGCAGGCGGCGAAAGAGCAGACCAAGTTTTGCCGCGACGGGCAACGGCTGGTGCAACGCCTCGGCACGCCGTACGACAAGCACCTGGACCGGGTGAAGCGGCTGGGCCGCGCGCTGAAGGCCGGGGGGATCAGCCAAGCCGAGTACAACAGGGCCGTCGGCCAATCAGAAGAGAAATTCCGCCGGGCCAGCGAGGCGGGCAGAAAGGCTTTCGGCGGCCCGGCGGTGTCGGACCTGGCGAAGTTCACCGCCGGATTCGCCAGCCTCTCGACGGTCATCGGAACCATCACGTCCGGGCTCAACGAAATGGCGGCTGCCCGTCGCGAAGCCGCCGAACAAGCGCGTACCTCGCGAATGTCAGCAGGCGCCTTGGCCCAGGTCGCGAGATCGCCGGAGGACTTCCGCTACCTCAAACGGAAAGGCGACGAGCTGTTTGCGGCGGCCGGGGCCGGTTCGCCGGAAGAGGCGTACGCAACGATTTTCTCCCTCCGCTCCGCCGGCGCGATGAAACACTTCAACCTCTTCAAACGACTGCGAGCAAGCGGGCTGATTGCGGAGCCGGGCCAAATGGTGACATCCGCTCAAACGATGATCGCCAGCATGGGAATCAAGGAAACGGGCGACGTGAGAGCCCTGCTCAGCAAGGCATTCGGAGCGGCGGCGCCGGTAAGCGGCGTGTCAGCGGAAAGCATCCTCCGAGCGGCGGCGCGGGCCGGAACGGGAGCGGCTGCTCTGAAAATCTCCGATGAACAACTACTCGCAGCGACGGGCATTGTGAGCGAAGCGACGGGAGGTGCGGACCTGGGTGGCACACAAGTCGCCAGCCTGATGAAGTCACTACAAAAGATCGGGGCACCCGGAGGCGGCTTCAATCTGAAGGGCAAGAGCTTGCTCCAAATGCTCGAAACGGTCGAATCGCGCGGGCTCGATGACGCGGCGTTAATGCAACTGTTCGGCCGACAAGAGGCGGTCAACGCGTACCGCGTTATCCTTCAGAACCGCCAGAAGCTTGCGACCAGACCCGGCGGGATTGCCCGGGCTCAGGCAGAAAATCTTGTAGACAGGCTCCTGGGGTTTCACAAAATCGATCCGTCGCTTGTCGCTGCTCGCAAGGCGGAGGAAGCTACCGCGGCCGAAGCCGTGTCACGTCAACGGCTCGGAAGCTGGGAGAACTTCGCAGAAGCGCAGTGGAAACGGAAGCAAACGTGGCTGCGGAAAGAGGGTGCGTCCGAATGGGAAATTTGGGGGCAAGGCGTAGAAAACCGCCTTGCCCGGTGGATCGGCGGACCGGAACGACAAGTGCGCGGGACAATGACGGCTGAATCCATGCGAGCGGTTGACCTCATGGAAGGCCGGATGCGCAAGCGTCTGCCGCCACCTCCACCGTCGCCATTCAGCCCGAACTACCCGGGCGGACCGGTCCGGCAGTGGCAGGAAAGGAATCCAGAAACGGGGGAGTGGCGGGAAGTGATCGATGGGCAACGACAGGCCAATCGTGAGCTACAAACCGCAGCCCAGAAGCTCGGCGCGGTTGCCGACCAACTGCAACGCAACCAACGGCCGCACGCCACGCTGGTACCACCGAATCAGGATCGATGAGATGGCCGCCATCGGAGCCGTAAGCTGTACTTGCGTGCACGATCGGGAGGAGGGCTCGATCCCCAGCGAGCTGCGCGAGCGGTCGGCCCAGTGGCACGTGCCGGGGCTGGACGGCTACGGGATCGCCGTGCTGGGAAAGGGGGAAGGAGAGTTCGCCGTGGTGGCCGTGCTCTATAGCACCAACGCGGGAGTAAACCTGTGGGCCGACTCGCTGCAAGCCCTACAAGGCACGCTGGTCTCAATCACCGATGACCACGGCGACACGTACACCGGCTGCTTCCTGAAGCGGGTGGGCAACGTGAGGAAGCGGCCGGCCTTGATGCCGGGCAGCGGAATCACTACCCGCGGCGAGGTGCTGATCGAGGGGATGACCACATGATCACCAGCTACCAGACGACCCGCTTGCAGAACGTCACCACGGTGCGGGTGACCACCAGCCTGACGGGCACGGTCTACTTCCACTGGTACCTCGACGGTCGGCCGGTGGGCAGCGGAACATCGTCGGTGCGGTCGTTCTATCTGGCCCAGGGCGTCCAGGTGCGGATCGACGTGCTCGACACCACCGATCCGGCCTTCGATGCGGCGGCCAACGCCCCGGCCGCCTATCCGGCGCGGCGAACGCTGTGGTGGCTCTCGGCGGCGGAGACCGGTCCCAACCAGTTGGTGCTGGCCGAGTTGAGTCTGCATGAGTTGGCAACGCTCAGCCTCGACGAGCTGGCCGGAGTGCCGTTGCAGCGGGACGAAATCGCCCGCTACCGGATCGAGCAGAGCCGGGGGGACATGTGGTCGCTGAGCCTCGATGAGTTGGCCGAGATGAGCCTGGATGAACTGGCCGAACTGAACTTCTGGTCCGAGTGGTCGACGTTGGGCAATATCTTCCACCGTGACGACCAGTGGACCTATCAATACCTGACCGACGCGCTGGACGACCTGACGGTGTATCGGTGGCGGATCGTCCCGGTGGACCGGGCGGGCAATGACGGCACCCCGGTGGACATCGGCCCCGAGAAGCTGATCCGCACGCCCGATGCGCCCAACTACACGATCAGCTTTGACCCAGGCAGCTCCACGGTCACCTTCACGGCGGCCGGTTAAGACTCACGCAAAGACGCGAAGACGGAAAGACTGACAACTGAGAACCGACAACTGAGAGCCGATCATGTCTTACGACACCACCGACTATCACGGGATCACCGTGTGGGCACCCGATTCGACCGGCTCGGGTGGCTTGCTCGTGCAGAACGCCTTCAAGGAGCTGGCCGATCGCATCGGCCCGTCGCACAGTCACGCCGGCCCGCCGGACGCCGACGACGATGAGGTGGACACCGGTGGCAACGGGGCGTGTTTCGTCAACAGCCTGTGGCACGATACCACGGCCGACAAGTGGTACGTGTGCACCGATTCCAGTGAAGGGGCGGCGGTGTGGTCATGTCTCCAGGAGTGCGATGGACCGATCGACGCCACCAAGTACCAGCTCGCCGGGAATGACTTCATCCGATCCCTCGGCACGGGCGATGTCCAAATCGGCCAGGATGTGCATGGAGACGGCAATTATAACCCGGGGACTTCGGGGACGAATGTCTACCTCGGATATATGTCCGGCTACGAAGCTGGTGGCGCCCAAAGCCAAAACGTCTGTATCGGCGCGTTGAGCGGAGTGGGCCTGAACGGGCAGGGAATGGTGTGCATCGGTTACCAGGCAGGTTACTGCGACATCGATGTAAATCAGATCTCTGATTGTACCTACATCGGCCATGACGCGGGCCGCCACACCAACGACTGCACTGATTCGGTGTGCGTGGGTGCCTATGCCGGCAAGGGGGCGGCCACGGGATTCGTCTGCGATCGCAACGTGATCATCGGTGCGTGGGCGGGACCAGTGGGTACAACCTTCGTGGATTGCGTGATTATCGGCGAGGCGGCGGGATACGAATTGACCGAGGGATACAGCAACGTATTCATCGGCGCATCAGCCGGTCACGACACGACGGATGGTTATGGCAACGTGGCAATCGGGAAGGACGCGGGAGAATCACTTACTGGTGGCTACGCCAACGTCATTCTCGGCCTCGATGCCGGTGATTCATTGACGACTGGATACGGCAACGTCATCATCGGCCCCTACGCGGCGTCCGGCCAACTTACCACGGAGTGCCAACGACTGTGGATTCAAAATACTTCGGCGGGCACGCCTCTGATCGGCGGCGATTTTGATGCCCGCGAGGTGACGATTGACGGGTCGTTTCATCTGTTGGAACGCAGTAGCGATCCGGCCGAGCCGGCCGAGGGCGAAGCCGTCATCTGGATGTCCGACGGCACGGGCAAGGGCGACGACGGCGACGTGCTGATCGCCAGCAAGGCCGGCGGTGCCACGAAGTGGAGTACGCTGTTTGACCATTCGGCCGGCGCAGCGTGGTAAGGGAGTACTGGGTACTGAGTACTGAGTACGGTGTATTGACATGCCTGCGGTGGGAACCAGAGCGGACAGCCTGCGGCTGAAGGTCGACTCGACGGAGATCGAGCAGTTGGCGCGGATCGGGACCATCCCCGGGGTGGTCGTCGAGCGGGCGGCGGCCCGTAACGGTCCGGGCTACGGGCGGTTGCGGAGCACGATCCTCGGTCGGCACCTCCGCTGGCAGGCCCCCGGGTCGACCAGCTTTGGCCAGCCGATTGACGTGTCGCTGGGCGGGGACTTTTTGGTCGAGGACGGCGACGATCCGAACAAGTTCCTCCGGCTCACCGTCACCCTGTGCCACCTGTTCGGACCGACCGAAAGCCGCGTTCTGCTGGGTGATCTGTATGAAAACGAGGTGGGACACGACGACGTGCTGGCCGACGAGGCGGCGGCCGGCGACGTGACGATCTATTCGATCACCCTGGAGAACGCCAACAATGTGGTACTTTCGCACTTGAAAGCCTGGCTGGACGCGGCCACCGAAAACCTGGAGATTTCGGACGACCAGATCAGTTGGGTTGCCCCGACCAGCGAGGCGGCGGCGCTCAAATTGCCCGATCTGGGGGCGGGAGCCAGCGACGTCCTCTACCTGCGGCGGACGATCGGCGCCGGAACCGACTGTGATCCGGACGTCCTCACCCATCTGCACTTTAGCTTTTGCGCTCTGTGAACTGACAACTGAAGGAGAAATCATGCGTTTTACGGTTCCCTTTGAGGAAGTGGCCACCGGGGCGGTGGCCAACACCTACAAGACGATCGCGGCGATCCGCGCCGCCGACACGGCCGGCTACCGGTTTCGGCTACGCCGGCTGCAATTGGGCAACTCGGAGGATACGCCGCAGGACCTGGCGGTGGGAATCGCCTTGAAACGGGTCGACGATGTATCGGCCGGCGGGGCCGGGACATCTACCGCCGTGACTCCCCTGCAGGTCGATTCCCTTTCGCGGGCCGCAGTGTGCACGGCCGGCAAGAACTACACCGTCGAGCCGACCACCTACGGCAATCCGCTGTGGGAGATGGAGCTGAACTGCCGCAACTCGCTGGATATCGTGTGGACCGAGGAGGAGGCCCCGGTGGTCAACCGCGACCAGCTCTTGGGGCTGTTGATCTGTCCGCGGACGGCCGTGGCCCGTACGTTTTCCGGTTGCCTTGAATTCGAGGAGTTTTGATATGGCGATCATCACGATTGAAGAGCCAACCCCCGATCAACAGCAGCAGATCATCTACAACAAGCGGATGCGGGGGACGAACATCGTTGCCGTGGATCCGGATCAGAAGTTCGCCGTTACGCTGATCAAGCTGGCAGCGGGGGTGAACCAGCCGGGCGACTACCCGGCGCTGAAGACGGCGATTGAGGCCATCGCCGGAATTCAGGAAATCTCGCTGCTGATCGATGGTCAGACGCCATCGACGATCCCCGCGGAGACTGAGCTGCGAGTGCTCGTCGAGGGGCAGATCAGGATTGACGATCTGGGGCCACCGGAGCCATAAGATTGTTGGCCCGAATATTTGAAAGAACTCCCATGTCCAGAACAGGAATCAAGCTGAAGCCCCGTCGAGATGACCTTGGCGTGCAGTTCGCTCGGGCGCTCGAGAAACTGCCGCAGAGCGGTGGCACGATCAAGCTGCCGGCGGGGGTCCATCGTTTTCAGACGCCGCTAGATTTCGGCAGCCGGTGTTGCGTTCGCCTGGAGGGCACCGGGTATTATTGCCGCGAGAACTGGCTGCCGGCGGCCACGGAGCTGATTTACGAGGGGCAGGGTGACGCGATCGTAATCGGCGACGGCGTGCACGACTCCGGCGGGATCCATCTGCGTGACTTCGGCCTGAGATATCCGGAGCTGGACGCCAGCGCGATTCGCGTCCGCGGGCGGAACGCGGATGGAATCATGGAAAGACTACGCCTGGTAGGCCCCAGCGCCCAACCGGAAGTGAGCAAGGGGATCGTGATCGACTACGTCGGCAGCAACTACCATTGGCGGCTTACGTCCGTCCACTGCGAGCGGTTTCATACGTCGCTGGAGCTCTGCGGCGGCGCGCACAATACGAGCCTGTATCACTGCTCGTTCTTCCGCAACGTTTATGGCCCGCGGATCGGCACCCAGGGCCTGTGTCGCGGGGTGGGATTCTACGGCTGCGATACGCAACTGAGCCTGATCGGGCTGGACCTGCTGAACGTGCACGGGTTGCTCTGGGAGGGCCTCTATACCGAGGCCCTAGGGCGGGGGCCTGACTCGCGGATCATCCGCCTGGGGCATGATGGCACCACGCCGGTTTCGGTAAGCATATTACATACCGCCTTCAGTACCGGAGCGCCGATTATCGCACCTGACCGGGCTGAGCACGCCATCAGCATCGAGCGCGCTGTAGACCTGACGATCGAAGGGAACGTGTTTAGTGACGGTTTCGCCCATTCGGCGGTGGAGAACCTGGGCAATTACGTCAAGGGTGTGCGGCTGAAGAGCAACCGGCGGGGCAGCAATAGGCTGATCGACGACTATACTGGCGTGGATGAGGTAAGCGAGCAAGGACGCAGCGACTTTTTCTGCAAAACGATCCAGCACGATCCATCGCCTGCGGCGGGCCAGGATTGATACCCTATGGCCAACAATATCTGGGACAACTCGGACGCCGACAACGACGCGAACAACCCCAATAACTGGTCGCTGGGCTGGGTGCCGAAGGCCGGCGACACAATGTACTTCGACGATACGTCGGACGCCAACTGCCAGCTCAAGTCGGCGAACATCTCCTGCGACGCGGTCAACCTGACCGCGGCCTACGACGGCGAGCTGGATCTGAACGATTACAATCTCTCCGCCGGCGACATGACCTTCGCCGGGGCGGGCGAGGTGAAGTGCGGCTCGGGCACCCATACCTGCTCGGGAGATCTATCGATCAGCCAAGGGACCTGGACCCGCGAGAACTCCGAATTCGTCCTCTCCGGCAGCGGCAAGACGTGGTCGATCAACGGGGCGAAGTACATGTACAAGGTGACCGTCACCGGCAGTGTGACCTACACCGGACCGTCGACGGCCTACGTCCGCGACATCGGCGGCGCGCTGAGCGTCTCCGGCACGCTGACGATCGATTCGGCGCTGAACGTTTACAACGGAGCTACCTGTCTGATTCAGACCGGTGGCCAGATCACCGTCAACGCCGGTAAGTACCTGTACGTCTATGGCTCAGCCGACCTACAGATCCAGAGCGGGGCCACTTTGAGCGGCTCCGGAACGCTGATCGTCAAGCACAACTCCAGTTGCACTCAACAGGATGGGACGTTTTCGATCGCCAACGTTCTCTCACAGCGGAGCAATTCCTTCGTGGGAGCCATCTATGGCGGGGATTGGACGATCGAAAACGAGCAGGCGGGGACCGGCCATACATGCACTTTGGGCACCGGTGCCAGTCAGGCGTTTGTGTTTACGGGCGATGTGACCTTCGACGCCGACACGGCCGACACGTTCACGATCGATCTGTCGACCTACGATCCAGACCTGGAGTTCCGCGGCGATGTGATCCACAGCGAGACGGGCGGCGGGACACTCGACCGGCAGAAGGGCGACGGGACGATGAGTTTTACCGGGCCGGGCGATCAGGACATTGATCTGAATGATGAGACGGTGGAAGACATGGTGATCGACAAGTCGGCGGGCACGGTCACCTTCACCGACTCGTGGAGCGCCGACTCCTTCGATTGCCAGGCCGGCACGGTGGACTTCAACGGCGACGCCTTTGACACCATAGGCAATTTCACGATCGGCGCCGGTGGCCAGATCATCTCCGACGCCGACGCCATGAACGGCGTGGACATTACCGTGGGCGAGGATCTGTCGCTCAGCGGCCAGTCGGGCGATCTGCTCACATTCAACGCCACGGCGGCCTGGACCCTTAGCGTCACCGGCACGGCCACCGCCAGCTACGTGGCCGTGGCCCACTGCGACGCCTCGGGCGGGACTACGGTCCTGGCCATGGACCACTGCACCAACAATGGCGACAACCTGAATTGGCTGTTCTCGGCCGTCTCGATGGTCCGACCCCGGCGGAGGGAAGTCGCTCAGCGATTGCGGCGCGATCCACGGCGGCCGTCGATCTACCCAGCTCCCCGTGGTCTGCCGCCGCTGGCCAGGCACGTATCGGCGGTGAAGCGCCGCCGAATCAGCAGGCCAGCTCGCCGGCCGGTGGTCCTGGACCACGCCGGCCGGCGCGGAAAGTTTTATTTCGACGCCCGGGGCAAGTACAGGATTTTTAACGCCGGGCCGATCTATCGGTTCTACCGATCCCAGAGCGCACCGCCGGCGGAAGGCGACACGCCGTTTGCTACCAGCCAGACGCTTCCGTATACCACGGCGGTCACCTTCGGCGACGGGACATGGTACCTCTCGGTGTCGCGGTTCGACGGCGTGCTCGACAGCGGGTTTCTGCCGATCGGACCGGAGGGCGAAACCTACCTGCGGCTGGAGATCTCCGGCGGACAAGCGAGCGGCCTGCCTCCGCTGGCTCCGCAGTGGTGGCACCTGGACCAGGAGGCCGGCGGAGTGGTCCGCGTGCTGGCGACTTACTATCAAGTCGACGACGATCGGGCCGACCAGTGGGCGATCACCTACACGACCGACGGCAGCGACCCGCCGGCCAATAGCCCCGACCTGACGCCGACCCTCGGCGACAGTCCGCTGGCCATCCTGGATTACGATCTACCAAGCCAATCGCACGGGACGGTGGTTCGGGTGAGATTGCAGACCCGGCGCAACGACGGCAGCGAGGTGTCGCCCGTGTGGGTCTATTCGGAGGGATCGACGATTGAGACGGCGGTGGCCGACGCCCAGGGCCCGGCCGCCCCGGCCGCCGCAGAGCGCTGGCCCGGGCAGCTACCGGAGGATCTCTGATGGGAGTTACGCTGATCGGTCCCACCTCGGCCGAGCTGCCGAAGAAAATCTTGCCGGCGCTGATCGATCTGAAGGCCCAGTGGTCGGACAACTGGAGCTTCTCTGCGGAGCTGCGACTGGTTGAGGCTCGTTGCTGTAGCTCGGGTCAGGACCTTGACCGGTGCACGTTCAAGCGCCGTTACGGGCTGACGAAGGAGGTCTACGAGCCCGCCTTCAGCACCAAGATCCCCTGGGACAATCTCTCCGGCTGGTGGGTGCGGGTGCGGATGTTCGGCGCCCAGGGACCGCAAGGGGTGTGGTACGGCAAGATCTACGGCGTGGCCCGCGATGTGCACGGCAGCACGGCCCACGGCCCCAGCGGCCAGCAGACCTATCAGGCCTATGGGCCCCTGCGGATCCTCCAGAAAATCTCGGTGAGCACCTCGTTTTGGGATTGCGGCGGCGGGCAGCAGGAGATCGGCTGGATGCCGAGCATCAACGATCGTGAGGGGCGGGCTCTGATCCGCGGTAACCGCACCGCGAACAAGGACACCGACGATGACTGCTACCTGTACGGCGGTGAGGAGGTGTGGACGCACTACGACTACGCCGAATACGTCCTCAAGAAATTCGTCGACGAAGAGGACACCGACGGGCCGACTTGGAAGCTGGCCGGATCGGACGAGGTGCTGGAGGCCCTGAAGGAGCTGAAGGAGATCATCCGCTTAGGTGATACCCAGACGGTTGCCGATATTCTCCGGCGGCTAATCCCCACCCGACTAGGCCTGGATTTCGTGGTCCGGCCGACGTTCAAGCCGGGCAACCCCGACGAGGAGGCGGGCTTTGAGATCTACGTGTACGCCCTCTCCGCACTGGAGTACTCCTTCGGCGGCAAGACGCTGCCCAAAAACCCCAACACGGTGATCATCCAATCGGCCCAGACCGCCGATAATATCCGCACCCAGGTGCATCAGACGGACGACCAGGGGGTCAAGACGCTGCGGGTGCTGGGCAAGCGGATGGTGGTCTGCACCTCGCTGGCCGGCTCGGAGGTGCTTAGCCCGGTCACCGACAGCTTGCAGGCCGCCTGGTCGACGGAACTACAGACCGAATACGAGCAGGCCGCCGGCGATGAGTTCACCGACCCCTGGATCCACGATCACGAGCGGCGGAAGGACAAGTATCTGCCGGTGTTTCAGCTCTACACGATCCCGGACGATTGGGATTTTCATAACGGCTGGGCGGCGCCCAAGCTGGACAACGAGGGCCAACTGGTGATGACCGGCGAGGCGGAGCAGATGACTGCCGATCACCAGAGCCAGGTGCATCGCATCCTGGATTGGCTGCCGTTGCGTGAAGGCGTGGATTACACCAAGAACCCGCCGGAGGAGGGCGACGAGGTGGGCGAGTTTCTCCCGCCGATGGTCTGGATCGGGTACGAGGGCATCGATTGGGAGGCCATCGCCCAGCAGGCCTACGAGGGCAAGGAGAATCTGTCCGGCGGCGTGGAGGCCTACTGCTATGCCCCGGTCGAGAAGCTGATCCAGCCGTGGGGCGTCAGCCTCTCGCAGACCGATTGCGGGATCCTGCTTAACGTCGCACCGATCAACCACGCGGCGGCAAAGGGACACATCAACTGGAACACGGCCAAGCCCAGCGATTACCACTGCATCTATGACTACCGCTACCTGGCCTGCACGATCGCCTTGGAGAGCGACCAGCGGCTGGCCCTGGTCTACGAGGTGCCCGGGGCGGGGCCCAGTGACGGCGTGCGAGACATCATGGTGGACGACGCCGAGTGTTGGATCTTGGCCACCTTTACATTTGTCGCCACCGACGACCAGTATCACCTCCAGCTCAGCCCGCCTTACTCGGTAGTGCTGCGCAATGACGCCGATCACCTGGCCCAGGTGATGGCCGGGGCCATCTCTCGTTACGTCTACGGCCGCTCGCGGGCGGAGATCGTGATCCAGGGCCTGGCCCCGTTCTGCGGATTGCTGTTGGGGCAAATCCTGATGGTGATCGAAGAGGCGGGTAGCACCCAGGAAATTCACACGCCGATTACGGCCATCACCTGGCAGGTCTCGGACGACGGAGACGAGATACCTACGACCACGATCCACGCGGGGTTTGCCGGTAATGAGTGAGCGACCGCAGAAACCGTTCGATGTGACCCGCCGGAGCTTTCGCGAGGTCCGACCGGCCAAACCCCAGCCGGAGGTCTATCGGGCGTTTCGGCTTAAGGAAATCCTCGCTTTGGGATCTGAGACAGGTGCCGAGGCCTACATGGATCGTTGGGACCCCGACATGAACTCCGGCGAGGGCGGCTACCAGGAGACGGACATCGTGTTTACGGTCAAGGATACCCGCCAGGTCGGCTATTACGGCCCGGCCGGCCGTCACGGGGTGGCCCTGATGAAGATCTGCAAGAATGGCCTGATCGGCGAGATCGTGGACCTGGAATGCCCCTAGACTCGAACCGGTACTCGGTACTCGGTACTCAGTACTCATACTCCCATGTCCCACTGGTGGTGTTGCTGTGACGGCTGTGTGCTGCGGGCCGAGGATTTCGGCGACTGTGAATACTCGCCCGAAATACCCGAGCGGTTCGATGTGACCGGGAGCTGGTCGCTCGAGCAGCGGGAAGGTGATCCGGGCAGTGTGACCTATCAGTGGTCGGAGGCCCAGCAGCAGTGGAATCTGATCAGCGATCCCTGCCAATCCCTTCCGCCGTTCTATCCGACCGCCTGTGAGTCGCCGGTACCCGAAGATCCCGGCAGCTACGACGGCGAGCAGACTACCTTGGACTGCCCGCCGCTCTGGTTTGCCAAAACCTCCGACGACAACGCGCGGCTGATTGACACCGAGGGGGTGTGGCTGCACGACGTGCGGCTGATATTCACCTTCTGGGGACACGTGGAAGGTGACCAGATCCGGCTCTATTTCGATTGGACCGACGCCGACAACTGCAAGTACGCCGAGGCGCTGGTCGGCCCCACCGCGGCCAGTGATCCAGTCGGCTACGGCACGCTGACGCTCTACGAGATCAGCGGCGGGGTCACGACGGCCATCTCGTCCACGGCGCGGCTGGAGCTCCGCGAGCGGACCGATCCGGCTGACGAGGGCAGCTATGATTTCCTGGCGGTGTGCATCACCCAGGACGACGAGCTGGAAGACGACGAGGGCAATCCCCGGCTGTTGATCACCGCGGCCGCCAGTCGCTGGACCACCTTCTGCACGTCGAGCACGGCCACCTACGCCAAGATACAAAGCTCCCAGATCGGCCTCGGCGTGGGGTCGATCGGCGGGACGATCCGGGTGGATGATTTCGAGGTTGAGCGATACTACGATCCGGACCACGACACGTATCAGTATTGTCCGAGGTGCACGCTGGTAAGCCAGGCTGCCTGCTGCGAAGCGGCAGAGGCCGATCAGCTTGAGGTAACCGTCGGGACACAGACCAATGACCTGACCGACACTTACACCTGGTTTGCCGGCGAGGAGGAAGACAACCAATCGCTGCAAATCGCCTGCACCGCCGAGGGCCTGGACGTGGAGTTTCAATTCTCCCTGGCCGCGCCGCACAATCCGCTGAACATCCGGTTGCGGGGCCGCTGGCAGACGGGCGCCTCCAGCGCGCTGAGCTGCGAAGTCTACAACGCCGTGCTCCAGCAGTGGGAGCTGCCACCGTGGCTGAACATCCGCGACGCGTTGGGCTCGGGCCTCTATTCGCAGCATCTTCGCACGGCGCTGCTTCCCACCGAGGAGAATGCCCAAAGCTGGTTTATCGGGGTCCACAACCACCACGTCGACGGCAGCGGGGTGGTACGGCTGCGGTTCCGCTCCGAAGAGACCAGTGGGACTCTCTACGTCTCGTGTGTGCGGGCGGGGTTCAGCTATTCGGTGCCAACCACGATGGGCGTCGATCTCACGTGCAGCACGTACCCGGAGCTCGACGGGCACTACGTCCTGGACCGAGACTACGACGCCGCTTACTGCGCCTACTGGATTTACGAGTGGACGGAGAGTGAGACCGACTGGACGTTGATTGCCTGTTTGCAGAGTTTCTATTCCTCTCCGTTGGACCACACCAACATTCTGGGGGTAGTGCTATACGGGGATACGGGTTCCGGTCCGGTTGCGATCGGCAGTTGCAGCGATCAGCTTGCGGCGCCGCAGCCGCCGAGTGACTGCTGGTACGACGATTACGCGATGATCACCTGTCCGGGTGTGATCACGGCCACGCTCAACGCCGGGGGTTAAGGCAGTGCCCTGTCAATTTACCACCACTGATGGCCTGGAGTTTTTGTGCCCGAAGTGCAACCGCAGCTACCGCACCCGGCATGTCTATCGTGCCGAGCAGGTCCACCGCCGCTGCCTGAGTGATCCCCGTCGGCAAATCCCCAATCCCCAATCCCCAATCCCGAATCCCCAA